ATGATCACGGAAAGCGCGCACAGGACGCTGTCAGACAACATCAAGTGGCGATCAGCACGCATGACGCCGAAGGTGTACGGCGACAAGCAGCAGATCGATGTGACGGCTTCTCCGGGTGGCGAATACCTTCAGGCATTGCAGCAGATCAATAACAGCTTAGAGATGCGTCGGGCTGAGGCGATCGAGCATGAAGAGGGAGAGACACACACAACCGAAATCACTACGCGCGCGCAGTCAGAACGCTCAGAATGAGTGTCCTGATAGCGACATAATATAGGGATATAATGGGACAATCGCTAAGTCATTGAAATCATTACATCGCGATCTTCCATAATGAACGTTATGCGACATTTATACAGGAATTAACCAGATTTCGGTTGACCCCCCCCGTCTCGCACACGCGGCGGGGCGGGTGTAAATATATATACCCCTACCCACCCCCACCCACCCCGTTATCGGAGAACCCGCAATGACCCCATCCGCCGCCGAAAAAAATGACCTTGTGGCGATGATCGCGCAGTTCCGCGACGACCCGCGCTTTTTCGTGCAATCGGTCCTCGGCGCGACGCCTCAGCGCTGGCAGGGCGAGGCGCTCGACGCGATTGCGGCGCACGACAAAGTCGCCATTAAGTCCGGTCACGGCGTCGGGAAGACGGCCTTTGAGGCGTGGGTGACGTTGTGGTGGCTCCTGACCCACTACCCCTGCAAGGTCGCGGTCACGGCCAACAGCGCGCACCAGCTAAGTGACGTCCTGTGGACCGAGATTGACCGCTGGGCGCGCAATATGCCGAAGGCGTTCAAGGATTTGCTCGAATTTAAGTCCGACAAGATCGCGCTCAAGGGTGCGCCGGACAGCTTCGCCGTGGCGCGGACCAGCCGCCGGGAGAACCCGGAGAGTTTGGCCGGTTTCCACTCGCCGCACATGCTGTTCGTGGTCGAGGAGGCGTCGGGCGTGCCGAACGTGATTTTCGAGACTGCGTCGGGTGCGCTGTCCACCCCCGGCGCGAAAATTATTATGTGCGGTAACCCGACCCGCTCGGATGGGTATTTTTACGACGCATTCCACGCGGACCGCGAGAAGTGGCACTGCATCACTGTGTCGTGCGAGGACGGCGAGTACGTCGATCCTAAGTTTATTGGAGATATGGCCGAGAAATACGGGGAGGCGAGCAATGTGTTCCGCGTGCGCGTGCTGGGCGAGTTCCCGACGCAGTCGGACGACGTTTTGCTGCCGCTGCACTTGGTGGAGGACGCGACGCGGCGTGATGTTGAGGCTGGCCCCACCACCCCCGTGGTCTGGGGTTTGGACGTGGCGCGCTTCGGATCGGATCGCTCGGCGCTGGCAAAACGTCAAGGCAATGTCTTGGTTGAGCCGATCAAAACGTGGCAGAATAAGGACTTGATGGAGTTGGCGGGCATCGTCTTGGCGGAGCACGACGCCGTGCCGTACAGCATGCGCCCGCAGGCGATCTACATTGACGCAATCGGGCTGGGAGCCGGTCTCGCCGACCGGCTGCGCGAGTTGGACTTGCCAGCGGTTGCGGTGGCGGTCAGCGAGACTGCGTCCCTGAAGGATCGCTTCAATCGCCTGCGCGATGAGTTGTTTTGGAGTGCGCGCGAGTGGTTCGAGGCGCGTGACTGCCACATGCCGGAGGACGACACGCTGATCGCGGAGTTGACGGGGATCAGGTACAAGTATTTGAGCAGCGGCAAGCTGAAGATTGAGGGCAAGGACGAGATGAAGAAGCGCGGGCAGCGCTCGCCCGACACGGCGGATGCGTTCGTGCTGACGTTCGCCGGGCAAGGTGCGGTTGCCGGAGGCTACTCAAGGGGTTACAATAGCAGCCGCGTAGTCAAGCCGAAAACGAACTGGGTAGTGTGATGGCCGTTAATGATCAGTTTGCCGGGTATTCCCAGCAGGGGCTTTTGGCCGAGCCGATTGATGTTTCGCCCTTGGGCGATTTTGGGCGCGGATTGCAGTATTCGCCGTTTGATTTGCTTGGTGCGCCGGTTGATCTTGTAAATATGGGCTTGCAGGGTATCGACGCCCTGTACGGCGCGCGTAACGTGCTTGGCTCGGAGCAGCCCTTTCTTGGCTCTGAGTATCTGATCGATAAATACGCTGATCTCGGCGAGGCGACGGGGCTGTTTGATTACCAGCGGCCCACCGGCTCGCTTGCCGAGACTGCTGGACGTATCACTGGCGGCGTTGCCGCCCCGTTTGGCGGGGCAAAGGCTCTTGCGAGTATGAATACAAACGTCTCCAGTCTTATCAAGGCTGCGCGAGATGCTAGGAGTTTACGCGACGAGGCTGCTGACCTTATCGCGAAGGGAGATGAGGCCGGTGCCGCAGAGGCGTCGCAGGTTGCGACGGTCCTAGAGGTAGAGGCGGCCCCCCTTGTCAGCGTTCTGCAAAGGATCGACGCCGATGGCAAAGTCCCGAAATTTACCGTTAAAGACGACGGAACCTACCTCAGTGTCGGAACAGATATGGCAGAGCCTGCAAAAGCCGCCGACACCGTCAGCGAAGCGCGACGAGGTATGGGGGCGGATGAAGCAAGAGTTGTGGGCGATGAGCCACTGTCGAAAGAAGAAATCCGTTTTATCATCGAAAGCCCCGAACTAAACGCGGCTCGGCGGTTTGGCGATGACATATCAATGGCGGTTACTGGTCGTCCGTTTGATACTGAATTGATCCTTGGGGACACGGGGCGGGCGTCGAGAGAGAGCAGCATAGCTAAACAGGCGGCGATTGGTCAGGCTTTTCGATTGGCAGTTCAAGGCAGTCCTGAGTACAAGTCGCAGGTTTTTGCGGCGTATGGGGAAAAATACCCTTCTGTTTTGGAAGCCGTAGGCGCAAGGGATTACGACGATTTAGTGCAAAAATCGTATCTTCAGATGCAGGCAGAAACTGAGGCGCAATTTAATCGTCTGCCGGTCAATACGTTTTACCACCCCGGCGATTTTGATTATGTGACATCTCAGGGCGGCACTAACTCTATCGGCATGCTGCGCGATGTGATCCAAAACCAGAACTTGAATGTGTTCCGAGGTGGCGATCCGCATGAGTTTTTGAGCCGTGTTGACCCGGCCACCGGCCTTTCTTCAAACGAAAAATTCCGCGCTGTACACGATTATGCTGGTCACGGCATCCTCGGCAATAAGTTTGACGCGCTAGGCGAAGAGCGCGCATACGCGGCGCACTCTCAGATGTATTCTCCTCTAGCGCGTATGGCGATGGCGTCGGAAACGCGCGGGCAGAATAGCTTTGTCAATTACAGCCCTCTTAATGTCGAAGTAGAGGCTCAGATTGCGCGGGAAATGGACAATCTAAAATCTGCCAAAACCGACGCGGCTAAAGCAGAAATAAATGAGCGGATTATCGATTTGCAGGGGCAGCGCCGGTACGGCGATCAGGTTTCTGTGCTTTTGCCGCCGGAGATGCTTGACGTTCAGTATTCCGGGGGTATGCCGGGCTATCTTCGCGGTGTGAACCAGCCTTTACTCGGCTCCACCGTTGACGATGTGCCGGTCTACCATTATTCCAAAACGCCGGGGCTTCTCGAAATAGACCCTTCATTCGTCGGCACAAGAATGGGGCCGGAGGGGTATGGCAATAAAGAGGCAGCAAGTATTAAATATTATGACCGCCCGGATCGGTCTTATTATTTTGCAGACGAGGCACCGCAGTCAGTCGTAGACCCGGCAATGAGCGATGCGGTTGCGGGGTATGAAGGGCGAGCGTCAGGTCTTTACGATGTGGGCGCTGACCCAATAAACCTGAAGACGCTGGCGCAGCAGAGGAACGAAGGCGTTTTAGACAGACACCTGTTTCTAAAAGACCTTGAGAGTTCCATTAGAGATTACGGATATTCTGGTTATGTCTCCCCGTTCGCGGGCGGGCGAGCCGCTTTACTTTTTGACCCTCTTCCGGTCACACCAAATCAAGGGATTTTAGTAAAATGAAGCAGCATGAAAAACTGTGCTACCTTCCGACCCGGAAACTTTGTTCTTTAAATGGCGCTCTTGAGGATGATTACTTTCCTGAGCAAAAGCAAAACGTCTTTCGTCAAGAGACAACCACATATGAATATGTTGACGAGGGCGTGAAGGTCACCCGGTTTGTTCGCAACTATAGCGGGGATGTTCATTGGGATAGCACAAGCAGCGAAATCATCGCCCATCGGGAGGATTGGAATGGCCCCACGCGCCCCTAAAGACCCACGCCTAGCGCGCGCCGGTGTTTCCGGCTACAATAAGCCGAAGCGCACCCCGAACCACCCCAGCAAGTCGCATGTGGTTGTGGCGAAGGAGGGCGACAAGGTTAAGCTGATCCGCTTCGGCCAGCAGGGCGTCAGCGGCGCGGGCGGCAGTCCGAAGACGGCATCCGAGAGGGCGAGGCGCAAGTCATTCAAGGCGCGTCACGCTCAAAACATCGCCAAGGGCAAGATGTCTGCGGCGTATTGGGCAAACAAGGAGAAGTGGTAATGGCATACGGTAAGGGCAAGGGCATGAAGGGCGGCAAAGGCAAGGGCGGCAAGAAAGCCGCGAACGAAGTCCTCGGTAAATACTGCTCGTAATGCGTCGCGCGCCCAGTGTCCCGAAAGACAAGCGCACCGGCCTGCCGGAAAAGTACCTTCGCGGTGCGCGTTCTCGCCGCCGCAAGGCAGCGGAGATTAAGCGCACCGCCAAAGCCTACAAGGAAGGGCGACCCATCAACGTCAAGGCGGTGAGCGCATCGCGCGCCGCACAGGCGAAGAGGAAAAAGAAACGTGGCAAAAGCAAAACCGCTATCTGAGGCGACGCGGAAGACGCTTCGCGAAAAGGCTGAAAAGGCGAACATGACTTATGGAGAACTTGCGAAAGTATATCGCCGAGGTCAGGGCGCGTATCTCTCATCGGGTTCGCGCAACGTACCTATGGCTGCTTGGTCTATGGGGCGGGTAAACTCATACATCAGGGGCGACAAGGCGCGCACCGCTGACAAGGATATTTACAAGGCCGCTCGCGGCAGGAGTAACAGAGCATGACACCGTGTAATAACTGCGGGCATCCGCGCCGCTGCGTCACTATGGACAAGTGCATTATGGGCAAGATGCCGCCCGCGTATGAGCCGCCAGTGCGCGAGAAGCAGCCCAAGAATGTCAACACCAGCCGGGGCAACGTCCTGATGCAAGGCGACGTGCCGGTCAAGAAGACCAAGAAAAAGGCAAAGTAAATGGACGAGATGGACGACGTTCAACTTGGGTCGATTGTCAGCGGTGAGATCACCGACGCGCTGAACCACTTCGACAGCGAGTACACGCAGGACCGCCTCCGGGCGCTCGACTTTTATCTGGGCGAGCCGCTCGGCAACGAGGTTGAGGGCAGGTCGTCCGTCATTGCCACCGAAGTCGCAGACACGGTTGAGGCGATTATGCCGAACCTTATGCGCGTGTTCACGGCGAACGATAAGTATGTGAGGTTCGCCGGGCGCACGGGCGAGGATATGGAAGCCGCCGAGCAGGCGTCGGATTACGTCAATTACCTAATCCAGAACCAGAACGACGGATATAAGTTGCTGCACACATTCTTC